GTTCCTCTATACGATCACGGTATAATTCGCAGCGTTATGATGCACGAAGACATTCTCCCCACAATCATTGACGACACTTGGGGCGGCCAGGCTTACACGCCTAACACAGCAGACGAGATATTCCTTGGGTGCATTGTTGATGGGTCTTTGATTGGCGTTTACCGCCTGCACTGGCTAACAGGAATTACGCTGCAAGGCCATACCCATATATTGAAGGATTACCGCAAGGAACACAGCATTGAAAGCTGCAAGAAAGTTATGGCTTGGGTGTTGGATAATGTAGCCAGATGCAAAAAGATTGATTGTTACGTACCGCGAGTGTACCCTAACGTTAGGCAGTTTCTAGCCGCTTGCGGATTTAAGTCTGAAGGAATAACACGCAGTTCCTTTATGTTGAAAGGTCGAATCTACGACCAGGACATCATGGGTATAACCCGTGACGAAATGAAGCAGGAAATTAAATAATGGGCAGTATATTTCAAACTGTTTTCGGTGGCGGCACAAGTTCAGCTTCCGAGCAGAATGTACAGAACCAGCAAGCACAGAACGCCCAATTGCGGCAGTTCATAGAACAGCAGACAGGCCAAGCTAGACAAGATGTACTAGGTGTTTTTCCGCAGGCTGATTTTGCACGTAACGCTGGCATTCAAGGCGCGCTCGATGTTGTTGGCCAAGGTGTGCCTGTTGAACTTGCAGCGCTTCAGCAAGGTAACGTTGGCGCTCAAGGTGTTCTCGGTACCGGGTTAGAACAGTTTCAAAACGCCATTCTAGGTGACCCTCTAGACTTCTCAGGATTTTCCCCGCAGCAAATTGGTGTTGATACATCATTCCTGCAGGGTGTTCAGCTTCCAGACTTTGTGCCCCAACCTGCTGCGACACCTAACGCAACCGTTCCTAATATAGACGCCATTCTCGGAAACCTAACCGGGCAAGGTGATTTCTCTGGGGTGAACAGCATTTTAAGTCTGTTAGGGCAACAAGGCACACAAGGTGGAGGGTTCGCCGCTCCGACCAGTGCGCGGGGTCGTGGTGCTTTCGACGCTGGAATATTCGGGCGAGCTAACACAGGGCGAGGGTTTTAAAATGCCACATATAGGATTATCAGGATCAGAAGCAGCGCTACAAGCAGGATTAGCAGGATCAGAAGCCGCATTAGGCACCGGGTTTCAGGCGTCAGAAGCCGCACGCAGGGCAGGGTTGCTAGGATCAGAGACAGCGCTGCAAGGCGGGTTGGCGGGTATAGAATCCGCGATACAAGGCGGTTTGTTGGGCTCAGAGGCGGCGCTTCAAGGTGGATTACAGGGCGCTTTAAATCAGGTTATGGCCGGAACACAGACCGGTCGCGCAGACCTTGGCCTTGCAAGTGGCAGATTTGACCCGTTCGCACAAGGTGGCGCTTCGGCGTTTAACCTACAAGGCGCGCTATCTGGTGCATTAGGACCACAGGCGCAACAACAAGCGTTTGCAGACTTTCAAGCAAGCCCAGGCCAAAATTTCCTTCGAGACGAGGCAGAAAGATCGCTAGTTCGTAATGCTTCGGCCACTGGCGGGCTTGGCGGCGGTAATGTTCTACGGGCATTGCAGGAGCAAGCGGTAGGCTTGGCCTCGCAGGATTTTGGAAACCAGTTTAACCGGCTTGGTTCTTTGGCACAGCAAGGATTGAGCGCAACAGGTCAACAGGCTGGCCTTAGCAGCGAAGCGGCACAGCTAGCACAACAGGCCGGATTATTTGGCGGTCAAGCATTCCTTGGAACAGGTCAAGACATTTCACAAGGCAGAACAAGGGCAGGCCAAGACATTGCACAAGGACGCGGAAGCATAGCCTCACAGCTTGCACAAGGCAGAGCACTATCAGGCGAACAATTCGCACAGGGCCGCACAAGAGCTGGTGAGCAGGTTTCGCTTGGTCGCACAAGAGCTGGCGAACAACTTGCTCAAGGGCGCACGCGTGCCGGAGAACAGATTGCAGGCCAAGCCAGCGCAACAAGCAGCGCATTAGCTAACTTAATTAATCAACAAGGGTTAGGCGTGTCTGGAATTGTAGGACAGAGAACCGGAAACATTGCGGATTTAATCGCTAGTGCAGGCGCTCAACAGGGCGGATCAACACAGAACCTTGCGAACATTCTAGCCAATATCGCTACGGGTTCAGCTTCACAGGTTGCTGGATTGCCGGGCCTTCCATCATTGACGCCTAACCAGGGTATTTTAGGTGGAATTGGTAGTCTCGCCAGCGGCATTGGTACAGCTATAGGAGCGTTTTAAATGGCATTTGCACCAATACAAAGACAAACACCAAGCACTTTACAACAAATCGGTACGGGCTTACAGGCCTTTGGCGAAGGCGTTCAAGGTCGCGGTTCGCAGTTTCAAGCGTTACAGCAGCAGCAGGCGCGACAGTTAGACAAAGACAGAAAGCAGGCCGCTGCTGATGACATTAGGCGCGCAAAGCTTCTATTTGATAGTGGAGACATTGCAGGCATTCAAAGACTTGCCTCTGAACGTGTGGGCTTTATCAGTGAGTTAGGCGGCGACCCTTCCGACACTCAAGGCATCTTGGACCTTTCCGAAGCAGCACTAGGTGGTGACCCAAACGCATTTCAGAGACTAGGACAGACGTTAAACCTTGGTGTTCAGGCTGCTATTGAAGGCGGATTTTTAAAAGCGCCAAAAGGACAAGAAGGCAGAACTTTTGCGCCCATAGACATTGTTGATGAAAGCGGGAATGTGATTTCTGTAATTCCAACGGTTAGAGACGGAAAAGTTGTTAATCTTCCAGTCGGCGCTCGCCCAAAAGCAACCCCTGAGCAGCTTGCTGGCCTTAAGGTTTCGTCAAGCGGAGAGATAGAAGAAAAGAAAACAGTCGAGCAGGGAAAGCGCGACTTTAAAAAGCAACAAGTGGTACTCACGGTTAAACAGGTAGAAAAAGGCTTCGAGGCCGCGACAACAATAAAAGCAAATATCAACACTCTTGGAGATGCTATTGAGGCAATTGAAAGGGGCGCGTCAACTGGTGTAGTTTCTAACTTCTTCCCGTCTATAAGAGCATCCACTCTTGCATTTGAAAATGCTGCTTCTAGGCTTGGCCTTGATGTTGTTGGTTCTGTTACGTTTGGCGCATTAAGCGAGGGCGAATTGAAGCTTGCCATGCAAACGGCGGTTCCTACAAACATGTCACCTTCTGACTTAAAAGTCTGGTTACAAAATAAGCAAGATGCACAAAAGAAGCTTCTTAAATACATGAGGGAACAGGTAACGTTCTTAAGTGAAGGAAATACCGTTGCGGATTGGCTTAATAGGGAAGACCAACCACAGCAAGCGCAAACTACAGACTTTATTTTCGTAGACGGGAAATTAACACCAAACCCTGATAAGGCGCAATAATGGCTAAAACAGTAAGATTGCCAGACGGCAGGGTTTTAACTTTCCCTGATAGCGCCACACCGGAACAGATCCAGTCGGCGATTGCTAATATGTCTGCGCCTGCTGAACAAGCACCGCCGCAAGCACAGCGGCAAATCCCACCTCTTCCATCTGGCCCAGGGTTTGATTTTCCTGAAGGAATTGAGCAATTTAGTTTTTCCGGAGACGACATACAGAAGCGCATTGGTCAAGCTGGTGAGATAATAAATAGAACACTTGGCCTGCCCGTAGATCTTGTCACGCAGGGAATTAACTTTGCAGCCCGTCAGATAACTGGCAAGGATTTGATTGACCCATCACAGGTAATTGGTGGTAGACAGAGCATACAAGAATTTGGCCAGGGTACTGGCGAAGGTGTCAAAACATTAGGTCGCGGGGTTGGTCTTCTTGACCCGCAAACAGAAGAAGAGCGCTTGCGCGTTGAAAAGTTGGCAGAGTCGCCTAGTTTTGTTGGTGGCCAGATATTCGCTGAAGTTGCCCCATTCTTGGCACCAGCGGCACAAGTTGCTAGGATCCCGTCACTATTAGGTAGGGCAGGCGCTACGGGCGTTTTAGGTGCAGCAGAGGCGGCTACTATAGCAAGTGGACAAGGGAGAAGTTTAGATGAAACATTACAAGCGGCGGGTGTGGGCGGCGGATTGGGCGTTAGCCTTGAGATTTTCCTTCCTGTTCTTGGTCGCGTGGCTAGTGCGGCATTAAGGCGGATAACTGGAAAAGCCCCTGCTGGCCAATTGATTACACCGCAGGGTACACCAACTAAAGAATTAACCGACGCTCTTGACGCCTCCGATGTGTCTTTTGACGATCTCAACAACACTGCGATTTCTCAAATCCGCACAGGTGTTGACCCTATTCAGGCGGAACGTGCGGCAAGGTTTGCAGCTCAAGATATACCGGCAACCCGTGGTATCATAACCCAGGACGACATTTTCCTTGGTGCAGAGGAAACCTTGCTTGGTCGCGCAGATGAAGCCGCTAGGGCTATAACTTCCCCGTTACGGCAGCGCAAGCAACAGATCAGCGCTGCATTCGAGAGAAACGCAGAAAATTTGGTCGATGATCTTGGGCTTCCTGATGATGTGGGTGCTTCAATTAAAGACGCTCTAACGGGCAGGCGCAAAATATTACGTACTGAAAAGAACAGGCTTTATCAGGCGGCAAGCGATGCAGACCCAGAGCTAGCGCGTGCGCCGATTGTTACTGACGATATAGCCGCCGCAATTCCTGAAAGAAAAAAAATTAAACGGATTTCAAATATACCCGGCAATCAGGTTAAGGCGCTCGATGATTTGCTTGTTGAATTTGGTATCAATAAAAACCCTGACGCTGTGGAAGCATTCGTTAAGGGCGGCGACATAATAGAACCGCTAAGCTTTAATAATTTCGAGGATTTCAGGCAATCTTTAAACGCCATTTCACGCGCAGATAACTTCGGACAAGGGGCAACATCTGTAGCGCTCGTTAGGCCGGTCCTTAAAGCGTTAGACGATGAATTAAATATCGCATTTTCTGCAATTGAAAAGACTGGCCAACAAAATACGCTTGATATTCTAAAGCAGGCGCGGGCTGCAGTCGTTCAACTGAAGACAGAGTTTGACCCTAAAGATTTAGCCAACAAGCTAGTATCTACAAAGAAAGGTTCTAGGGTACCAACCGTTGAAGCTTCTGAGGTGTTTAAGACGCTAACGCTACCCGGCACCACCAGAGAGGGCCTGACCCGTACATTGGCGGCGCTACGTAATGCGCCCAATGGAAAGGTCGCGATTGGAAACCTTCAGTCGAGCGTTGTTTTCCATGCGCTTGAAGATGCTATCTCTGCAGTTTCTAATAAAAGCGGTGGCGTTCAACAATTTAGCCCTGCGGCGTTTAACCGGTCCCTGAATAAATTTGGTGATAAGCTAGATATTATCTTTGCCGGTAACAAGACGGCCCTTAAACAGCTCCGAGACTTGCAAAGAAGCGCTGCTGACGTGGTTACGCCAGCATCAACCAAGCCGAAAGGTTCTGCGCCTGCTGTCAGCGCCATTCTTGATATATTGGGGCCATTCGGAAGGCTGCCAGTTGTTAGGCCCGTAATAGACGCAGTCGGCCAAGCTAGGGGCGTTTCGGGTGCTTTAAAAGTTTCGCCTCAAAACAGGCCCGCTATTGAATATATACAACGGGACTTCCCCGCGCTTGCATCCGTGCTTGCAATTACATTAGTTACAGGTGAACAAGAAAATGGCAGCTAACAGATATTTAAACCCACGGCCACAGTATTTTGACAGTAGCGGCAATGTTGTTGCAGACGGTAAGCTTAGTTTCTTCGATTCAGGAACTACAGACCCGAAAAACACGTTTTCAGACATTAACGAAGACAACGCAAATACAAACCCGGTTATTCTTTCTGCTGATGGCAGGGTTGGGAATGTTTTCTATTCTGGAACGGCGCGGGTTATTTTAACAGACAGTGCTGACAACCAGATTTTTAACATTGACAACGTTGGGCAGTCTGGTAGCGGCTCAGTCTTTGCTGTATGGAATAACGCGGTTGAATATGGCCTTGATGACATCGTGCAAGGTTCCGATAGGCTATATTATAGATCACTGATTAACGGGAACATTGGAACCGACCCAACATCAAGCGCCGTGCAATGGGAGGTTTTGAACTTCATTCGCGTGTGGAATATTAACGTTACATACACAACAGGTAATATTGTACAAGACGACGCTGGAAACCTCTATAAGTCACTTACGGGCGTTAACCTTGGCAATGATCCAACTTCAAGCCCTACAGAGTGGGGGTCTGTTTCTGGGGCATTCCCTTGGACAAAGCTTGCAGAGACTTCGCCTACAAGCGGGTCTAGTTTCCAAGTTACAGGCATACCGGCAACAGCCCTTTCGGTAATGATTGTTTGCTCCGGAATGGACTACAGCACGTCAACGCGCTTGAGAATGCAGGTTCTAGACGATTCAGTTGTTAAAACCTCTGGGTATTTCTCGACGGCCATTTTCTTCGACAACAGCGCCGTAGCAACAGCATCAACAAGCAATTCTATCCTTCATATTGTACGGATTAACAACATCGACGGCTCAAGCACACAATCAGCCACAGGCACGCTAGTTAGAAACGGCGCAACTGGAATTTGGTCGTGGGATTGCAGCGGAAAGAACGATAATACAGCTACACCATTGCAAACAAGTTGGTCTAGGGCAAATGGCCGCACACCGGTTATTGCTGGCACTATGAATGGTTTAGAATTTGAAATATTATCAGGAACGTTTTCGGGCGGAACAATCACGGTTTATTATTCGGAATCAACATAATGAAACTTTATCGCAGAAAATCAGACGGTCTATTTCCCGCGTATCAGGACGATGCACGCAAGAAGAACCCAAAGCAGTATGAAGAGGTTGAGGGACACGAAGCGGAGTTTGCCCGGGCAACTCACCGCCTGGGTAGCTGGACAAGGCCGCAGGTTGAAGGCGGTGTTTTAACTGCATATAGGCGCGCAGTACCGCGATCATCCGAAGAATTGGCAGGCATTGACCATGAGGCGTGGGAAGATGTAAGATCAGAACGCAATAAAAACCTTGCCGAAACAGATAGAGATACGATCCGAGTTCTTGAAACTCTTTTACCTGATAGCGAGCTTAAGACATACAGACAAAGCTTGCGCGATATAACTGACGATAAAAAGAACGGCGGAATTAAAGACCCTAAGAAAATTAAGGTCAAAAAATTCAAAGGACGAAGGAAATAAAATGGCAGACTATCAAGACGTAACAGTTGACGCGCACGTGTGGACAAGCCTGCATGATGAGCTAGGAATTACTTCAGGTACTCAAATATTCTTCCAAAACATAGGAATAAGAACCTTGCGGGTAGTGCTTGCGGCTACATCACCAAGCGCAGATGATCGCTTCGGGCTTAAGGTTCCTCACTTCGACGGGGGAGAGCCGGTTAGCGATCTTGTGCAATCAACACCAATCGGTGCGGGTGATGAGACTTGGGTTATCGGTGAAGGCGGAAATACAACGGTTTCGGTACAGGATGCAACATGACAAATACATTTGTAGGCGCAACAACGGCGGGGATTAACGCTTTTGTAGGCTCAACATCTGATACGGCATTTACCGCAGTTCTTAAAACAACAGCTAATGTTATTGATGATGATGTTTATGATATTTCACTCGATAGTCTAGATTGGCGCGCCGGGGCATCTTCTACCATAGGGCAGACACTACCCAAAATTAATGGTTTAGTTCTTGAAGCTGCTTTATTGTCAGACTTTGATATTACGGCGAGCGCTGCATCTTTGTTTAAAACATGGGTTCTCGTTGGCGCAACATCTGTAGACGCATTAAACGGCGTCATTGTTATAGGTACTTCTTCAGGCATTGTCACAATAGACCTTGAGAAAGACGAGGTTAGGCGCAGGAACACCACAGGCAACCAACTTGCAGACCAAGACGTCGCAAGCTTTAATATGTCTACCGTAACGTGGGGAACTGCTAACGGTGATGGGATTGTTAATGACACGGTAAATGACGTTGCAATCACAGCCCTATCAGGCGCAGAGATAGACGGGTCAAGTTCACTCCCCTTCCCTACAATTGAAGCAATGACGGCGGCGGGTTCATCATGGGTAAACCATGAAGGTTCTCTATCAAATGTTAATGATGTTACTGATGGAACAGGTGCAATTGCTCTGGTCACTGGTGATATTGATGCAAGCGGTCTATGTGTTATGGCATCGGCTACGGACGTTTATATATTCGAGTCCGTTCCTGCGATCGACACCGCCCTAGCGTCTGCTGACTTCATTATGAACACATCAGCAACAACAGGACCGACAGTAACCGGCACAATTACAAGTGTGGAAATCAGTAGCGCAACTTCGTTCATTATAGGAACCAGCGTTGGCGTATTCATTGTTGATTATGTTATCGGCTCAGGTGGCGATAGCGTTGCAACTCAAATAACAAAAGATTTCAATTCGGGATCAAAGCCCGGTGATATCCGCTTGGCTGCTTTGTCTGATAGTACCGCTGAGTCTATCGGTGGTGAGTTGGTTACTAATGGTGACTTCGCCAGTGACACAGCTTGGACTAAAGGTACAGGATGGACTATCGCTGCTGGTGTTGCGACCAAGGCGGCGGGCACCCCCTCAGAACTGACGCAGGCTGTCTCTTTCGTCACGGGAAAGACTTATGCCATCACGTACACAGTTACATCATTCACAGCAGGGCAGATACAGATAAGACTTTCAGCTTCGGGAGGAGTACCGTTCGGACTTGGTACAGTTAGGGCAGCAACAGGAACATTTACAGAGTATTTCACCGCTGAATCAGGACAAAATCAGCTTGAGTTTGTTACTACAGGCACATCTGATCTTTCTATTGATAATGTGTCAATAGTGATTGCAGTGGAGGATCGAAGCGTAAAATCTAACGACCTATCCGTCAACGGAACCCTAACGAAAGCCGCAGTAGAGACCGGCGCTGAGTTGATGGCGTACAGTGGGTTTACTTCTGCTCGCTACCTAGAACGGCAGTTTGATGCTGATTTTGATTTTGGTACCGGACCGGTAGGCTCAATAATAGCCTTCAATTCTTCAGGAAACACCACAATCGAGACATATTATGCCCGCCAGGACACAGCAAAGATAGGAAGCCAAATACAGGCTGTTATGCTGGCAGACGGGACGATTCGTGTACAGATTGGGGATGGTTCCACAACTTCAACAGTGACAACCTCACAGGCTTATGATGATGGGGTATGGCATTTACTTGATTGGGATTTCGACACTAGCGGAACCGATACGCTCACCGTTAAAATTGATGGCGTCCAAGTTGGGCAGGTGATTCAAGCTCTTGGCAACTTGGACAATGCAACAGCAATTTTACGCATAGGGCTCGATGTCGATGGTCTTAACCCTGCACTAACTTCGTCACTGAGCTTGTTGAGAATTCAGGCATACGCGCAAACTGCGGCTCAAAGCACCAAAATAAACAACGACGAAAAGGTTTTATTCGTTGCAAACGCAAACGCCTTACTCGACGGTACAAGCAATGCGGTTTCATCGGTATCTGTAAGCCAAGGACTCATTGATGTTGGAACTAGTGACGGTGTAAGCACCTTCATTGGCTTAGAGCGCACAGATTTTACAGACGCTAGCAACAGTGTTATAACTTCGGATACGATCCGGGCTGTTAGCCGTAAGGGCAGCAAGCGGCTGATCGGCACAGCGGCAGAAGCCGCACTAGCTTAGAATGGATTTGTTATGGAGACTGTTTTAGAACTATTTGGTCAAGCGCCTGCTTGGCTAACAGCACTACTCTCGTTGATGGTGGGAGCAAAGGCTATTGTTGCACTAACACCAACACCGAAAGATGACGAACTTGTAGGTAAAATCTACGGAATTATTGAGTTCCTCGCGCTCAACTTCGGTAAAGCAAAAGACATTGCGCCTAATCGCGTGGTTATTGTTCCGGACCCTCCGGTACTTCCTGGCGACGATACATTGCCCGGCGGCGGTTAGTGCTTGAGATTGTTAAAAGCTTTCTTCGTATCCTTGGAATTGGAATGCAAAATTCTAGGGATGCGGAGTTAAAAGCAGACGGTGCTAGAAAAGCTGAACTTGAAAGCAGAGACAAGCAAGATGAAATCAGGAAAGAAGCTTCGGAGCATAGGAAGATTAACAATTCTTCTACTGACGCTGACATCGTTAAGCGCTTGTAGTTTTCTAACTCCCACAATACGAGTTAAACTTGCTACAGACTGCACTTGGTTTGAAAGCCAGAAGTTTTCAGAGGAAACTAAAGCTTGGTTAACCCGTGAGCCGTGGCCTGACTATGTAAAGCAAGATCTAGACAAGATTGCGGATAACAACGACCTTGCAGAAAGGTTTTGCGAAAAATGAGCTACGAGATTGCACAATATACCCCCTATGTGATTATGGCTCTGTGCTTCTTTGGGATGCTTGGCCTTTCATTGCCTACGGTACAAAAGCCTGACACTTGGCACCCCACACTGTTTATTATTGGCGCTGTGTGTGCCTTAAATCTATTGCTGGCGTTTGTGTTTGAATATGCTGCGGCACACGGTACGCTACTTACAAACGTTGCTATGTATGGGATAGCTGGCGCTCTTGATCTAGCAACCCTATCTTTAATCGTTAGGTATTCACGAAAAGGCCGCGATGAAATGGGCATTATATTGGGCCTATCCGCTATTATATCCGCACTGCTTATAATTAAAATACTACTATACAGCGGTGGACACTCGCAGCAAACACCATTCAAACAGCTACTTGCAGGAATCAACATTATATATTACAACTATGCGTGGTGCATTTTAGCCCTGAACGCTGCACAGATAGCAGTAATTATTAGTGGTGGGAAGCGGGATGGATGGAATATTTCTAGACTTATGGGGCGCATTAGTGGGCTTGCATCCGTTGTGGCTAGTCCCAATTATACTACTAGAGGCCGGAATAGTCTTATTATGTCGGTGTTCCGCCCGCCTATTGAGAAAGCGCCAAAATGACTTTAACAGGGAAAACCGGGGCCGGAATGATGATAGTGGGCGCAAGCGGTAGCGCTACAGTATCCGGTTTATCATGGCTAGACAGCATAGGGGCTAATGCACCAGCATATGGCATTTTAATAACTCTATTTGTAGCCGTTACGGGTATTGCCATTAAATTGTGGCAGGTGAGAGAAGAACGCCGCCACAATCTTGCTATGGAACCTAAGAAGAAGATTCCTCCCAGGCATTCACAGCCCACGCCACCAAATCAATATCATACATCTTCCTGAAGGCCTCTTCAGACCCAAGACCGTGTATACCTTCATGGCTTCTATGGTGGTGAGAACACAGCGGCGCAACATAGCGATGATCCCGCCTGACACGTTTCCCCTGCATGTGTAAGATATGATGTATTTCCACAGCACCAGAACACCCCACATAGCGCAACAGGCACCCAACAGACCGTACTTGGTCCATGTGTGCCTGTTCTACCTTCGAGGGCTTCTCAGCGCGCTTAGGCTTAATCCGGTTATGTTTGACTTTCTTCGGTATAAGCACGAACTAGGCGCACCATTTATTTCTGTTCATACTAAGGTCCATGCCTTCAGATTTTAATGCATTAGCTTCTTTGTAGATATGTGAAGACTTATATTGCCGTTTGTGATTCCATTCTGCCAGCTTGAGGAATATTCCGGTTGTCTTCTCTATTCGCGCAAGTAAACAAGCGGCGACTTCCTTTTCACGCTTGGCAGTCTTAGCGCCCCATTCCTTGTCTCGTTCGGTTTGTGCGTGCTGTACAGCCTTAAGTGTGCGGTCAAACTCGCCGTCTTTTGTATATCCGCCCAGCAGTTTAATTAAAAAGTCTCTCATCGTCTCGCCTCTCTCTAGTTAACTTAAATCTGGTTAATTAAAAGTAATCCGCAACTCTTTGGTGAACTATAATCTTACCCCTTTCTCCCCATATTTTCCGCATGGGTCCAGTTTCTGCTATGGTTCCATCGTCATAACTAAGGCCGTCAAAGAAAGACTTCAGTAGGTTATCAATGTCTTTCCATTTCGGGCGTCTAACTCCCTCGCCGTTCATTGCCTCCCGTTTCTTTTTTGACCAGCTCTTAGGCATTGTTAAAACAAACGTAACGCCCCATCCTTCTTGATAGTCCAGGCCAAGCATCTGTAAGTAGCCTTTGTTTCTAAGGTATAGTTGCTCTCGTTTATTCCATTTGCCTCTTGCGGTCATTTTCACGTATACGAAAGGTTCTATGTCATATGTCCTGTCAGTCATCGGCGCTGTCTTTTGGGGGTGAGTTGACCCATCCATCAACTAAGTGAACCTTGATGCACTTGGCACCAGTTTGCCGCCTTATGCTTGCCCAACCGCCACCAACCCAATTCTCAACAAAGCTCGCAATCGCATCGCGACGAGTGGGCCTGAAAGTGTAGGGCAAAGTATAGTCGGGATAGGCAATTATCCATCCGTCGCGGTCCCAATCTTTCTTCATTCTGGCTCTCCTGACTTGCTCGGGCGTGAGTTGACTATGTAAGCGCGCACAACTTCGGCGGCTGTTTCTTTCCACGCCTCGTTTGTGTCATGCGGCTTCTTTGTTATGCGGTTTCGCAGCTTTCGCCACGCCGCCTCAAGACCCTGCTCCTCACTCACTTGATTTCTCCGGGGGTTTGATGGCGCTCATTACTGTCTCTGCCTTGTGGATTCCCCAAAGGTCCGTGACCGCTTGGCTGATTACATTCAGGAAAGCAATCTTATCCACAGGATGCAAATCAGCAATGTTGCCCCGAATGCTGTTTATAACGGCCAGTGAGCGAGGGGTTGTTTCCCGCAAGAACTCAAGGTCTGTCATTGGCTTATCCATCTGCGTTCTCCTTCGGGGGTGAGTTGACAAGCTCAATACCCTGAGCCTTAAGCTCTGCCATAATAACCATAGCGATCAAAGAATTGTCCCCGTATATTCCGTTTCTGCACAAGCAAGCATCAATGATATTTTTGCACTTCAGGGCAAGCTCATTTATATGTAAGTCTGAGGTCATCATTCTTCCTTCGGGCCTTTGGTGTCACGATTTTGTTCACGTATAAAATCAACGTGCAGGGCTATGTTCTCGGATTGCATTTCACGTTTCATTTGAGCGTTCGAGCGGTCGCCCACTGATAGGGGTGTAATGACAACCTTGATGTTCTGCTTCTTTTTGCCGTCAGCCATGAAGTCAACGTGACCTGCAAAATGCTCACTCGGCTTTTGTCCAGACAAGGTGCAAACGATTTGCAGGGTAGTGTGTGCAGCCTGTAAATCAGTAAGAAATTCAGCGATTTGTTCAGCCGGTAAATCCATCACATCTGAAAGCGTTTCTATTCTGATTTTTTCAGACATTTCCATCTCCGTTGTTTGTTGGGCGTTTGTTGGCTGTCATTGTTTTCATGTGGCAATAGTCACAAACGATAACGCCATCTATTACATTCTCATTGCCAAGAGCGCCTTTTCTGCAACAGCCTTCAACCTCACAGTTATCAGGGCGAAAGCTCCACAGGAATTGTGCAATCCTATGTGGCAAACTCTCCCAAAACCAATTGTAAAATTTATCCCACATTGTCTTTGTCCTGTACTGGGCCTTTGTTGGCGCTTGCCCGATAACCAGCAGCAAACGCGGCCATTGACCGGCTTTCTTCATCGTGAGCATTGATAAAGGCCATGTTTTCGGCATAGGCGATGCCAATATCTGTCAGTTGGAAGCTGTCCGGCCCAACAGCCCTCATCAAGCCAAGTTCGATGTTGGCGGCTATGCCGTCTTCAATGGTTTCATTATCCATTATTCTTCTCCCATTGTTGGGCGTTTGTTGGCGCTTTTCAACGCCGCATCTATTCGGTCAAACCAATATGCTTCAAAATCAACCTTATCGAGAAACAGGCCCCAATCGGCAGTTACCTGCTCCATTAAGGCATCTGGATCTCGCATTGCTTCAATCGCTGCCTTTGCATCTAGGGTATATTGCTCTTTCGATACATCCCCAATGTTATCCCAATACTCATCAGCCGATAGCTCAGTGCCTGTAACAACCCTGTAGGCAATAGCCTTTGCTACTTTCTCAATCATGATTCATCCTTCGGGCCACAGTTGGCAGCTTCTTCAGCCCCCGCCTCTGCGATCCAATCTTCTTTGCATTTATCGTCACAAAGAATGATTTCGCCGTGCGTAGTCCAACTGGTTATTTCCTTGCCGCATTGGTCACACTGAAACGGGTTAGGAACCGGGCATTTGATGGCGCCGTTATGAGCCTTGCATATCCTGTTCGCTTGATCTTGGGTAAGGCCGCGCACTACGTCCCAACCATCGCCGTTTTCATCTGGGTGCCTTAGGGTGATAGCCCAGGTGTTTTGGCTGTTGTCGCTGTTGTAAATGATCCACATTATTCAGTCTCCGGCGACATGGGGCCTTTGATGGCGCTTTCATCAAGGCGCTTCTGAAGGGCCTCATTTTCCTTATGAAGACTATCAAAAGCATCATGCATAATATTCAGTTGGCCGATGTAACCCTGAGCGCGATCCTTTGCGCCGTGGCCTTCACATAGCAATTTAAGAACATCTTCATTTGAAAGCTCAGTCACTTCTCTTGTGTTCGTATCGCCGTCTTCTCGGGTGAAGTAAGTTCCATATTTGCCCAAATATAATCTGAAGGGATGATCGTCTAAAATCTTTCTAGCCATTATTCTTTCCCTTCTGATGTGGTGGGGGGTTTGTTGACAATATCGTCAGGGTCCCAATACGTTGGCTGCGGGTCATACGTCTGCCCGTCCAAATCTCCGCCATGAAGAACCCATCCGCCGTTCTCAAAGCGCACTATCAACCCGTAAGGGAAATGCCCAGGTGTTATTTTCGACTCTGTGCCGGCCCTAACCGGACTGCCATTCTTTGGGGCTGTCTCTATCGGTTGTGGATTAATCATCATTCTTCCTTCGGGGGACAGTTGACCGGTGCAAAGTCTGCATCTTCCCAAACATCACTAGGGCTAGGACGAGAGCTTTTGATTAACGCCGTCAATGGTGTGCGGCGGCTAGCCTTCAATTGAGCAACGGTTTTAAATTTGATCTTATTAAGCTGTTTCATTCATCAAGTCCTCTGCCTTGTTCCAGAAATCCCCAACTAGGCCGCTGGCCACTATATCCTTTGCCCAATCAGTGACATGCGCAGATGATAAACCAGCACCATATCCGGGGGCGTTCAAAGCCAAGCTAATAGCGATTACATTATCATCGTTGCTTGTTATTGCGTTTAATTCTTTGATGTTCATGTCTCTGCCCTTCTTGTGTTTCTCGTTAACATGCATTATATATAACAAGACCAATAAACTATTACAAGACCCATTTGGAGTTATTTATGAGCAATGAAGTTGGCGACCGGCACAAAATCGGAATTGTACGCGCTGTTAAAGGTGAAATCACCATAGAGGAACAGACTGCACAGCTCGTTGAATACGGCGTTGACGCTATGCATGTATGGCGTATGGGTAAAGATGACATCAAGGATATTGCTCTTACGTTCCGCAGTGACCCAGGCAATGATTTGCTTGTGGTCCCGTTCCTTGGTGCGCTCGGCAATAAGTTCGATGTATTCCTTGGCATGATTGGCGACAAGGGTGCAGACCTTTACGACTTGCAGACCAAAGAGCTGATACCGCTTAGAGGCTGGGAACACTTCACCACTGTTAAACGTGGCGTTATGTTCACAAGGACCGCACCGGGTCGCGCTGCTGCTAAAACTGGAGCGAAGCCCGGCCCCAAGAAGAAGCTTGTGCGTGACCGCTTTAAAGAGGCCAGAGAAGCTTGGTCCGGCAAGAAGGGTGGCAACCAAGACATTGCAGACGATTTCGGCGTGTCTGTTGTTTACCTGCATAGAGCTTTCGGCGCTAGGGGTGTGGCTCAGAAGAAGGCCGTCTCTTAATGGTTTCTTCATGCCGTTCTCCTTGCGTCACCACCCCATTGCTCCGCGAAAGCGTCAGACCAGCCCTGATAGGTAAGGCTCCGCTTGTGCGCCCTGTCCTTGGACGGTCCCAGTTTATTCTGGCCGCTGTCTGTCTGGTTTGCCCATCGGGGTTTGCCGTCAACCCAACGAGGTTCAATTAGTTTTGTTGGCCTCAACGGCATCAACCCTCGTATCCACAAGCATGTTCTCTTGCTGGCGTCGTGACCATATTGATTGGGATGAATGATTTGCGTAGGCTTGCCCAGGCACGATTGAGTAGAAAGAACGCCTACTGGATTTTCAAGCGCCACTCTCTTTATTTTTGATAGCCATAATTTTTCAGTAAATGCGATAGCCTCTTTTCGTGCCTCTTTTCGTGCAGCACCAAAAAGTGTTCCAGGCTTAACCTTCAGACCCGCCTTTTCTGTATAGCACCACTCGGCTGATATAGTCAGATATGTGCAGACGGGATGAAAGATAGCCAAGTCCCATCCATCATCAAGAACATCAAGAACATCACCTTGATAATGCGGGCCTTCGGTATCTGATGGTAGAAGGTCGCAGCTCATAGCGTCATGGCCGAGCGCAATAAAAGCGTCACGCACGCGCCCGCTATACTCGCAACCTATCAGCACCCTCAGCTTGCCAACTGATGACTGTTTGCTCATGAGCTTTTCCCTTTAGCTTTTGCCATGGCAGCCTTAACCCTATCCCGCAAACCCTGCTCATACTTGTTTGCAGGCGTGTATCCTTCGTGAAAATACAGGTTCATTTCCATCAAGAGCGCATATGTTTCAGGCGCTGAAGCCATAAGATAGGCGTTCGCTTTTTGCTCCTCGTCTGTGGCGTCGAACTTAGATAATGTGGCAATAACTGTTTGGTCACATTCCGTTTCTGGATTGCAAACAAAAACTATTCCATTGCGCACGTGGTCGTCGTCTAATTCATATTCGACATGCCACGGGCCTTTTGAAATGTTGTCAACTGATGACTGTTTGCTCATGAGCTTAACCCCTTTTCCATGATATAGAGCCGCATAATAATCATAATGATCAGGAAATCTTTAGCCTCACCTACCCACCCGAAGTGTTCTAAAACGTCAGCAAGAACCATAAGGGCAACAGCCAAAATACACCCGATCAAACAATTTTTTGGAGTGTCAACTGATGACTTTTTCATAGCTTAATCCCACTTATTTAAACGATTGAATGACAGATATTGAGGAAGATCATTAGGCCAAGGATAAAGCTCACGCGCCTCAGCATAACGAGGTTCTTCTTTTTTATCTTTGTAGGCGATACCGGGAATTATGAAGCATAGGTGCAGAAAAAAAGAAATTATCGACTCTGTCCACGGGCATTTTTTCGCATGTTCCTTAATTTTGGCTACATGCGCATAATACCTTCTAGAAATATCGCGGCGCTCAATCCAATCTATATGCTCATATCCAGACGCTTCTCTTCCACACAGGGTGGACCGCATAAGAGCGCATGACCTTTCTCCATTCACAATCGGTGGAAAATCATCGTTTTGGCATTCAGAAGGTCTTGTTTTTCTATGCTTCCTCTCACCATTCTGAACCCATTCATATTTCCGCTGAAAGTGCTCACAGTTTTCGCAATCTTTAATGTCATCTAAGGACTTATTCATGGTATCCCTCCGGCCTATATAACTTCCAATCCGCAAGAAACTTCTTAACAGTTCCAGCGCCTAGATGTGTGTTCCAATATGTCTTCCAGTACCTAGCCATGTTTTTATTGTCTTCAACGGCTGGTAGCGGCTCAGGAACGCGAGAATAGATCATCCTGGCAACTGCCACAGAGTAACGGTTATCAAGCAGCATCTCTGCCAAGCTATCGCCTTCACCCTCGAACTTCTCAAGCACACGTATTTTATGCGGCCTGTAACGTAGGTAATTATCCGATAGATCTTCAAGCGTTGTAGGCTCTACCTGAAAGTAAGACCTTGCAGGGCCTCCACCGTCTTGAACCTTTGTTCTGAAACCGCCGCTTTCGTGGCACGCCGTCATTAGCAAAAGCTTTTCAGCAGGTGCGCTAAACATATCCATTTCAGACAATACCGGCCTGATGTAATCTACAAGGAATTTATTCGCGTCCATTTTCAAGCTCCCTGATTTCTTCAAGAATGCCTGCTAATTCCATCTCAACCATAACCCATCTTTCTACTGAAGGGCTATTGAACCCGCCTTTATATTGGGACCACTGCGAGGCGGCTATACCTGTTCTAGCGAGAAGGGAGCCAAGCTTAACTTGCGCCTTCACAAGCGCCGACTCAACATTAGCAACCGCCTGTTTGGTGTGTTTATTCTTACTCATTAAATCATTTCCTTTCCATTATTAATATATACATTACTTTTACAAAAGCAACAACAAAATGTTGACATGTTTAAAATAACCCTTATATTAAGATGAAACAAGGAGAGACAAAATGAACGATTACGACGAAGCCCGCATAGAAGAAATAGAAGCTGACAAGGTGAAGTTTCTGAAGATCGCCGATGAACTAGCGGCTTGGCTTTCTGTGAACCGTATTGATAGATCAGATGATGATAAGAAATACTTCGATCCTGAATACCAGACCGCAGACATGAAGGCGGAAATACTAGCGGTACTTGATAAGGAAATCGAGTTTATCCGTGAGGACATGCCAGCAGATTACACAAAACTAGGGAGAGGCTAATGAACGAGCTAGCACAATACGAACAACCGGCGCAAAACATGGTTGCTTATGATGATAAGCAGATTGATCTAATTAAGAGAACTATTTGCCAAGGGTCTACAGATGATGAGCTGCAATTATTCTTGCACCAATGCCAACGCACACAGCTTGACCCGCTGACACGCCAGATTTTCGCTGTTAAACGATGGGACAGCAAAGCCAAGCGCGAGGTTATGTCTATTCAAATCTCTATTGATGGGTTCCGTTTAATTGCTGAGAGAAGCGGGAAGTATTCAGGGCAAGTAGGCCCGCTGTGGTGTGGTGACGATGGGCAATGGCGCGATGTATGGATTGCTAAAACCCCGCCTTCTGCCGCAAAGGTCGGCGTAATGCGTTCTGATTTCACTGAAGTCCTATGGGGCATTGCAAGATTTGATGCCTATTCGCAGACCAAAAGAGACGGCGGTTTAACTCATATGTGGAATAATATGGGTGACGTTATGATTGCCAAGTGTGCCGAGTCCCTGGCATTGCGTAAAGCATTTCCACATGAACTAAGTGGTTTGTATACTGGTGACGAAATGGGGCAGGCAGACAATAGCACCCCGGCAACACCTAAAACGACCCGCACGAAAACGGCAGTGCATAAGGATATGAAAGCCGCCGTATATGAAATGACGCAGACCACAACGGCTGAAGCGTTTGAAGAGTTCTTGGCTAGTGATAAAGTTAAAAGCCTAATCAAAGAGCTATACAAGGAATGGCCTGAAGAATTTGAGGGCTTTAAGGCTGAGAAAGAAAAGCACGTTGACCGTCTTAAGGCTGGCCCAAAGCTAACCAGTGAAGACATTGAACACTTCGTTGAAGACCACTGCAAGAAGATGGCTAGCGAATGGGATGCAGACAATTGCCGTGAAATGCACAAGGTAGCCAACACAGAAGTATTGCGCGCTGGCGGCACACCTGAACACCTGAAAGAGCTAGAGGCGGCACTTGAAGACCAGCTTGGCATGATAAAGTAATGCTATTCCAGCGCACATATGAAGGGTTTAGCCCCGCAGATAAAGAAGCGTCTGACTGGCATTACAAGACCAAACAGGGTGCGCTGGTTGAATTGAAGGGCAACAGGCCACGCAATCCACAGCATCACCGCAAGTTCTTCGCCTTGATGAACATCGTTGTAGACAATAGCGATGACTACGACACGGTGGAACAATTCAGGTTTGTGTTAATGGCCACACTACAGCGGGGCAAGTGGATAGAGGTTCCGCACGCAACCAGGGCTATGTTTATTCCTGAAAGCATATCGTTCAAGAGCATGAAGCAAGAGGATTTCGACAGGCTCTATAACGACGCAATGAACGCAATCTTGAAACACTTCCTTCCTGTAGACAGGCAAGACCTGATAGAAATGATTGCTTTAGCTTAAACCCTCGCTATAATGAGCGCTCATATTAACAGTACCCGATAGTACGGTTTTATGTATTTTTCATTTCGGAGTGTGGCGCTTCCCCCGTTGCACTCCGACTCTCTCAAAAAAATAAAAGAAATCTCATTTAGTCCTTGCATTCCTGTTATGGTCTACCATATACTATTTATAGAAACAACGGAGAGAGAATATGAATTATTGCAGGGAATGTAAGCACTATGAGATTTATATTATAGCCCCACTTCCGCCACTCTGTAATTCTCCCGCATTCGAGGATAAGCGGGACATTGTAAGCGGTCAGTCACCTAACTGCCGTGATGTGAAGGCTCCTATTTGCAAGCATTTTGAAGAACGCGAGCCAGAAGTTAAAGAAAAGACATTTTGGGAGAAACTATTCGGATGAGACAGCAAAGCCAAGTAGAGGCAGAGAACGCCTACAACCAGCGCCAGGAAGACCTAGGCTTCGTCAAGGTCGGCGTAAGGGTACCCAAGGCGCACGTTGAAGCAATCAAACAGATAGCAAAATCAATGCGGGAGAAGGACTATGGAAAATAAAGGCTGGATGGAGTTTAAAACGGTGAAAGACCTAGAGAAGTACGAACCCGGCGCAGCGAAGAAGATGCAGGAGCTGCGGGCAAAGTGGAAGCGTGAGGAGAAAGACGGTGACTGACATCAAAACCATATTCAGCACAGAAGTAAAACAGCCGAAGCTAGGGGTGATATGTAGTGAAAGCACCGCACTGGGGTTCTACAGTGACAAAAAGGAGATGCCATATTTCAAGGCATTAGCCAAATCTGTGCTTTCACAAAGATACACTCGCAATTCCATCTACTGGGTAGAACCTGTATTTGAAGACCATAAATAACTTGCACGAAGACTAACTAAATAATATTATACGCAATGGGAGCGCACCCCATCGGTTTCATGCCCGATGTGGAAAGCGTTTCTGAGGTAGCATTAAGTTGCGCTCCCAATCCTCAGAACATTAACCTCAGAAGCCCCCATATAAAAGCCGGGAGTTTCTTAATTTAAGGACTCACCATGGCCGCATTGCCATACATTCAATTATATGTCGCAGATTATCTTGCAGACACGGCGCACCTTTCTACAGAGGAGCACGGTGCATACCTTTTGCTTATATTCAATTACTGGCAACGCGGAAAGCCACTTCCAAACAACGATATTAAGCTTGCAAGGATTGCACGCTTATCTAACGAACGTTGGACAGACGTTAAACAGACGTTGGAAGAGTTCTTCAACATAAATGAAATTGAGTGGCGACATAGCCGTATTGATAATGACTTAAAAGCGGTGATTACAAAACAATCTCGCGCATCTAAAGCAGGCAAGGCTTCAGCAGCCGCTAGAAAAGCGTCACAAAAACCTGTTAAAAAACAACAAGTTGCAACGGACGTTGAACAAACGTTGAACCATAAAGATACAGATACAGATACAGATACAGATAAGAATAGTATAGAGGGAACCGCTGTCGCAGTTCTCGAACCCAAGGGAAAATCTAATGCAAAAAAAGGAACCAGACTTCCAGAAGGTTGGACACCTAGTGAGCCGCTTGCAAAGTCCATTGCAGACAGGCACAACTTTACCGCTGAACAGATCAATGACGAATTGTACAAATTCACAAACTACTGGATCGGCGTCTCTGGTGCAAAAGCTGTCAAACTCGATTGGAATGCAACTTTCCGCAACTGGTGTGCAAACTCTTATGGTGGAAGCAAAGCGGGAATTTCCGGGCCAGGCAGGAGAGGAGGCGGCAGCCAAGGAGCTGTACAACAAGCTGAGAGTTTCGAAAAAGCTGCCAGCAGGAGCCAAAATATGGGGGAAAGCCCTGATGACTTCTTTGCATGACGAAAACGAACACGGCAGAAAAGCGCTAAGACTTGCGGCAATGTTGGGACATTTCCCACAGCAGGAACAGAACGCGGCTATCAACGAGGTTATTGCAGACGATTATATGTCAGCAGTAAAGCACCTGCCTGCATACGCTGTAGACGCCGGTGTGCGCTCCTTGCTTCTTTCAGGCCCTAAGCGCCGCCCAACTATGAAGATGGTTGTTGACGCGTGTTCTGTGAAGGCCTTGCGCTATACTGAGCTGAAAGTCTACATCAAAAAGGTGGCCGCACACTGGGGGGAGTTGTGAGGATCGATTGTGGCTAAGGTAAAAAGGCCCGCTAAAATCGTAACAGCGGATGATATTAGAGATCATTATTGCCATTGTGGCAAATTTGGAAGTTTCGGAAGGAAGGGAAAAGTAGATGAAAGCGGATACAAATCAGGCACTGTTTGGAGGTGTCGAAAGCACAGAAATGAAAGTTCCTCCGGTAGCGAGATTGCTGCGGATTTATTCGGATAGGGGTAAAACTCTGGAATGGTGCTGCAACCCTAAGATCATTAAATTGAAAATGTCTACACTCAAGAAGCATTGCAGAAAGTTCAATATATCTTTCCCTGATTACACACCGCGAGCTATGAAGGAAAAGCCATGACCGACAAGGTATCAAAAGCACACATCGCAGCATCTCAAGCTGTAGACCAATACCTAGAAGGACACCCCGAGCGTTCAGCATGGGATATGCCCGCAGAGATAGCCAAGAAACGCGGTTGGGGATGGGCAACAGGGACAATCAGTGGCAGGGACTATGCGGCGTTCGTTCTGATGTTTAACGCATTGGTGGGAGAATGAGCATGTTCGAGAGGAAGGGCGTTAGCGAAGACCACCTGTACCGAGCAATTGAGGCTGTTGCTAGACGGTTAGAGCGGTACGTGTCGATAATTGAAATATCTGAACACATGGATTGTGAACCTAGCATGGTATCTGGGCCGCTGCATTCATTGATTGAAAAGGGATTAGTTACACATGCTAAAGACAAGGGTTTATATTTCCGTGTGGTGCCGAAGGGCTTTGTTAAACTTCCAAGTAAGAAGGTTGCTCGCCCGCGTCGAAAAAAAGAAGAGAGCGAAAAATACACACAATTTGGGTTTGAGATAATCCGTGTAATGTAAATTATTTTCACTCAGGGCTTGCAATGATGTAAATAATACGTATATTAGGATGGTAACGAGCGGCGCTGAAAGTAGAAGCGCGATAGACATGGGCAGTCTTTAAAATGCTTAAGGGGATTGCAGCCCGCCGACGCCCGCAAGGGAACCATGAGGAAAACAGCTAGCCTTAGTAACGCGGGGCCTCGTTACAAGTTCTGAGTATGTATTGAGTAAGGTGTGTGCAGATGATCAGATACCAGAGGAAGTAGGCAAAATAGCGATAGCATTATCCTGACCGGAAGCCAGAGACTGTTCATTAATGCCGGGCCGCACACCGCTCAACACATCAAACACAGGGGCGAGACATGAGTGAATTTAAGTTAGACGACTTGCATGTGTACTGGGGCGGCAACGAACTGGCTATACGTGTAGATGATTGGGATGGTTCCGCCATGGTCGCGTTAGATAAGATCCAGGCCAAAAGCCTCCTTGAGTGGCTGCAAACTAACCAACCCGCAGACAAAGAGGGCGAGACATGAACAATTATAAATTCAAGCTAGGCGACAAAGGCCGCACCACCAGAGGCATTGCATACGAGATTGTATGTACAAATCCCCTGAGCGTCCACATTGGAGGCAATGACATGCAGCTAAAGGGCATGAAAATAGAGTTGCTGCCACCTACGGGAAATGTGGCTGACGGCGATTAATTCAGAAGTAGACCGGGACGTACCCGGCTGATGTGAGGGGATGCGGGTAGCCTTACGAAGAATGACAAAAAGCCCGTACATTAATTCAGGGAGAGAGACGTGATTGATCAGATATTAAGCTTTGCCGCCAACGTTGCGGGAATAACTGCACTGGTAGGGGTGGTGCTATTTGTTGCAATTCCTTCAATGATCGACGCGGTTAAGAAATCCCTATGAACTTTGTAGACAGGCTACACGCGGCAGGCTTCAAGACTAAGGCAGAGTTCGCCAGGTACATAGGCCGCACACCACACGCAGTAACTGGATGGGGTGAAGACATACCCTTGATAGCAGAGAGGGTTTTGCAAGTTCGCATAGACGTACTTAAGGCATTGGAGAAATAAAAGTGAAAACCATTATTTTAACCGCTGTAATGCTAATGTTTACCGTTCCAGCACTCGCACAAATCCCACATAAAGAGAACATCAAGGCAATTAAGCACGCACTCGAATACGTGCAGGAACGCGGGACTTATGTTTCTGACATCAAGAAGCACGGCGTTGTAGATTACGGCATTGATTTAAGACTAGCTGATTGGCAGGGTGACTGCGAAGATTGGGCGCTTGCCTACAAAGGCCAGATAGAAGACGCAATTGGCACTCAAGGAAACTCTCTGCGGGTTATGTATGTGAAAGCCCGTCGATACGATGAGTATTTTGCACACGCTGTTTTATTCATTGAAACAACAAGCGGCACGTATTTAATCGAGGCCCCATATGAAGGCAGGTACGGCAAGGTTTACAGCACAATGGTTAAGGTGAAACATTCTCACTACAAGCCAGAGCAAATTATTGGGCAGCTAGTTTACCCAAAGCCAACAATAAGCTACATCATTCATATGTAATAATTCAGCAACACAAGAAGATTTAATGCAACACATTGAGGGGGTATAGTCACAGTAAGGCTGTATTCCCCTCAGTTAAAAACATAACAATCATTGGTCACAACTTTAATTTAGGAAGACTAATGAAAAAACTACTCGCGATTTCTGCCGTTCTAGCCTTATCGTTTGGTGCCGCCGCAACGGACACCACAAACATTTACGTTAACGGCGTAACTCACTCAAATACAAATTCATGGGCGGTAACTGATGGACTTAGCATTAGCACTAACGATCATGCTTCAGGCGCTCCTAATGGCTTCAGCCTTAGCCACATGGTCACAACAGACACTTACCGCATTCGCCAGCGTGGCAGTTCACGCACAAACGGCACGTTCTCCAGCGCGTCGTACAGTTTCAACGGACTGACAGCCACCACAGGCAACCGTGATCTATACACACGCTCACGCAGCACCACCCGTGTTCGCGGAACTTCCAACGTTAATGGTTTTTCACTCGATGTGGCTTTCAATAGCAACGCCCTCGAAACCACATTCGCAACCATTGACGAAACCACCCGTTATGGAAGCGACACAAACACACGTGAGCGTTACACCACTAACATCAGCTATTCGCGAGTAGATTAATGAACCGGCTGGTTCTAGTGGTGCTCGGCCTCTGTTTCACGACGGGGGCCGTAGCACAGGACAGCTTGCAATCAAATTTGCAATCGTCTTTCAATTCCGCCAACACCAACAACCAGAACATTTATTCATTCGGTGATGGCAGAGCTTCCCAATCATTATTCACACGCGAGGCCGTAACTTGTGACGCGCCTAAACTCACAGTGGGCATACTCCCGACGTACACAAGCGGTTACTATGGTAGAGGCACAACGGGCTTCACTGGCGGCATTAGCTTAAGCATCCCACTAGGATCAACAGTGACACGCTGTAAGAAGCTGCAACAATCAATCATACGCTCGGCCCAACGCCAGGGTGAATACGACATTATCATGATGTGCGTAGAGCTGAAGAAAAAAGGCATCTCAGTTGAGCCAGGATTGTTCAATTTCGCTGCAAGATGTGAAGGCGTAAACCTAACCAAATAAAAAAGACTTTGCGGTGGGCGTAAGTAATATATACTAACCCTACCGCATAATGAATATTTCATGCTGCGGGCTTTATGCAAGATAGGTGAAATATCATGGAAGATGTCGAAATGACGCTTGACGGAGAGTTCTACGGAAACACCGAAGTCCCTACAGAAATCATTAACGAAATGATGTCCAAGCCACAACAGTTCAAAATCACTACGCACGAAGACAAAGGCCCGCAAACCCACAACGCCACAATATCCAAGGGTAAGTCGGGGTATATACTGATTATGCAAAGGGTGCATTGATCATGACTATCGTAGACAATAAACCCGCCATAGGTAGACCCACAGGATACAACGAAGAGAACGTAACCAAGCTATGCCTAGCTATCGCTCAAGGTGAAGGCTTAGAGAGCGTTTGTAAGCCTGATGATATGCCAGGAGCCAGCACAGTTTATGCGTGGCTTAATAAGTACCCTGAGTTTCAAGAGAAATATGCGTGTGCGCGAGAAGCTCAAGCCGAGCGTTACCTTGACGAAATCATTGATATTGCTGACGATTCTGGCTTTGACTACAAGAAGACTGCATCCGGTGAAGTCCTTGTTAACGGTGACGCTATCCAACGGGCAAACCTTCGCGTTAATGCTAGAAAATGGGCTATGTCCAAGCTTAACCCTAAGCGGTTTGGCGATAAAGTTACACAAGAGCTATCAGGCCCCAACGGTGGCGCTATTCAGTCAGACACAAAGATGGTTGTCGAGTTCGTTAGCTCCGATAATAAAGATTAGAAGTTGCATTTCTCCGTCGTTAGTCTCGAAATATACGGGGGTAAGACAATATTTCACACTTTTAAAGGGAAAAGAGGGTTAAAATGAGCACTGAAACACTTATTGACCAAGAATGGCTTATTGAAGGATACGGTGGAAACAAGGCACAAGACCGCACCGAATGAAGCTACAAGAGCAAATACACGCAGGTATATTACAGCACAACGTATGGCTTTCTGGTGGGAAAACACACTTAGCTAAAATAACGCTGCAATTGCTGAGAGACTACAATGTTAGATTAACTGTTGGTGTTGGCGGAATGTTATCTATAGCAGGCCAACCAAGGTTGGTTGAATGAAGCTACAAGTTAACGACAAGCTTGAGCGCTTCTTACGTGTTCACAAGCCCCTAAAGATAATCATAGGCGGGCGTGGTTCCGGTAAATCTATCGGCGTTGCTGACTGCATGGTTTTTAAAATGCTCACTGATGGCGTATCAATCATGTGCCTACGTGAGTTCCAAGACAGTGTAGACGATTCTGTTCATAACGAGCTGAAGGATAGCATTGTAGAGCGTATTGGCCTTGAAGGTTGGGACTTGCAAGCAACCAAGATAGTTGCGCCCAACGGAGCTAGGACAACATACAAGGGCGCACGCCGTAACCCTGACAGTGTGAAGTCAGTTAAAGGCTACCCTATTTCATGGTTTGAGGAAGCGCAGACCGCCAGCGCTGAGAGCCTTGATAAGCTAATCCCGACGATTATCCGAACAGAGGGCGCAGAATGCTGGTTTACGGCAAACCCTGAAGCTAGCGGCGATCCATTTAGCCAAAGGTTTATTGTTCCGTTCCAGAGGGAATTAGACGCTAACGGATACTATGAGGATGACCTTCACATGATCCTTGTGTTGAACTGGCGGGATAATCCTTGGTGGAACGACGCACAGGAAAAGATACGGCAACACGATTTCAACACCATGCCCCGCACTAAGTATGATTGGGTATGGGAAGGCAAGTTTAACGACAGCGTTGATGGTTCCATTATCCTTCCAGAATGGTTTGACGCAGCCAAGGACGCGCACAAACTCCCTCACCTTAAAGCGATGTTTGAGCCACAGGGCGCTAAGATTGCTGCACATGATCCATTTGATGACGGCGGAGACGCTGCGGGCTTTGCAATACGACACGGCAGCATAATCACAGAGGTACACACCAAAGAAACAGGCGAGATAGACGCAGTGTGTTCATGGGCAACCAAACTCTCGCGGGATCATAATGTTGATTGGTTCGTGTGGGATGGTGACGGCATGGGAACAGGGTTAAAGTTCCAAGTATCAGAAGCCTTCAAAGGAACGCACACCAAGTACCATATGTTCAAGGGTAGCTTATCAGGCAAAGGCCAGGATAACGCAGAGCTTCCCTATATGCCTGTAGACGGTGACAGAGATTCAGACAGCAAAGTTAAAACCTACGCAGACACGTTTAAGAACAACCGGGCGCAATATTACATTGAACTAGCGAGGCGTTTCAAGAACACCTACAACTGTGTCATTAAGGGAAAGTACGTTGACCCTGCAGAAATGATAAGTTTGAATGTTGACGGTATAGGTGATATCGTTTCGCTCAGAACGCAGCTTTGCAGGATACCACGTAAGCCGAACGCACAAGGGTTAGAACAGATCATGAGCAAGGAAGATATGAAGAAGCTCAAGATTGCATCCCCTAACGAGGCAGACGCGGTAATGATGACTATGTACAATCCGCCCGCACAATCTGCACCAATAAAGATTAATTTTTCAGGGTGGTAATATGCCAGACTTTACTAAACACGAAGTAGCGATCCGGTTACTAGAAGAGGCACAATCCGCCGATGATGATCAAAGGGAATTAGCCCGCGACGATCATTTATTTGTTACCAAGGTTGATGGTCAATGGGAACCAAAGTTCTGGTCTGATTGCGAGGGTAAGCCCCGTTATACATTTGATATGACTTCACCAATCGTTGACCAGATTTCAGGAGACATTGAACAGTCAGACTTTGACATTAAGATTTCCCCCGCAGGAAACGACGCGACCAAAGAGCTTGCAGAGCTGCGTGATGGTATGGTGAGGAATATCGAGAACCTATCCAATGCACAGGGAATTTACGCAGACGCAGGGCGCAACGTTGTCACATCTGGAATAGATGGATGGATGGTTGTTAGTGAGTTCCTGAACGACAATAGTTTCGACCAAGACATTGTTGTAAAGCCAATCTACAATTTCACTGACAGGGTTTGGTTTGACGTTGGAGCACAGAATAGAGATGCATCAGACAGTGAGTATGGTTTTCTGTTATCCGCAATTCCTACAGAGAAGTTCAAGCAGCTATGGCCTGAAGGTTCCGGCTCAAGTGTTAGTGATGGCAACGACGCCACCGCATACTTTGACAAGGCGGAAACTGTAGTCATTGGGCATATCTATTACCGAAAGCAGACAGAGCGCGAGCTTGTAAAGACTAGCCTTGGCCGTGTGTTTGAGAACGACGAAGATTTCAAGAAGATTGAAGACGAACTAGCCGCCGCTGGTGAAACAGTTCAAGACACGCGCATGGTTAAAGATGATACGTTCTTCATGCGTAAGTTTGACGCAGACGGATGGCTTGAAGAAGAAGAAGAAACAGTTTTTAGTCAGATCCCTCTTGTCCCTGCATACGGTAACTTTAAGGTTATCGAGAACAAGACTACCTATCACGGCGCTGTACGTAAGCTTGTAGACCCGCAGCGGGTTATGAATTACTCGCTATCCCGTGAGATTGAGGAAGGCGCACTAGCTCCGCGTGCTAAGTACTGGATGACCACAGAGCAAGCTAAAGGGCATACAGATTCTTTACGCACACTAAACACCAATGCAGATCCTGTTCAATTCTATAACAATGACGCTACAGTACCAGGACCACCACAGCAGAACGGCGGCGCACAGATTAACCAAGGCCTGCGTGTTATGTCTGACGGTATGCAACAGATTATGGGTTCAGCGTCTGGTATCTTCGCTGCGGGCATGGGCAACAACCCTAACGCACAATCAGGCGTGGCTATTGAGAAGCTTCAAACGAAATCCAACAACATCACGGTTAAATACTTCAAAGCGCTTGAGATAGCTATTTGCCAGACAGGCCGCTTAATACTGGATGCACTGCCGAAGGTTTACGATGTTGAGAGACAAGTGCGGATCATGAGCGAAGATGGTTCATTCGACATGCAGGACATCAACCAAGTAACTATTGACCAACAAACAGGCGAGCAAGTCACGCTTAATGATTTGACCATAGGCAAGTATGATGTGACTTGCACCGCTGGCCCTTCATTCAACAGCCGCCAGCAAGAGACTGTGCAAGGATTGCTTGAGCTTGCTGCTATTGATCCTTCTATCATTGCGCTTGGCCAAGACATTCTACTGAATAACATTTCCACACCCGGCATTGATAAGATTGCCGAACGTTCACGCCATCAGTTATTAAGTAGTGGTGTGATTCCTGAAGACCAACTAACAGACGATGAGAAGGAACAGGCAGCCCGTGCAGCACAACAGCCACAAGAGCCGAGCGCTGAGATGGTGCTGGCACAAGCGGAGCAAGCGAAAGCAGACGCTGACCACCAGAGAAACCAGATTGAAGCAGCGCGATTACAGGCTGACACAGCTAATAAGCAGCAGCTTAACCAGATTGAAGCAGCTAAACTTCAATTGAAGGCGCAAGAGCAGGACGTTACATTCGCTGAGAAGTCTTCAAACCTTGACTTAAAAGCCCGTGACCAGCAGTTCAATCAGCTTCTCAAAATGCAGGAAGCAACCAATACAGCCTTGAATGATGTGGTTAAGAGGCTGAACACGAACGCTGACACAATGAAGACTATTCGAGAAGCTTCAGGCGCTGACGTTATCACCGGCCCTGGCATCATAGATAATTTCATAACACAATCGAATGTTGTTACTGAAGGACAGGAACAGATTGATTAACTTGAATTTGGTTAACTTTATGATAAACTACCCCTACGCGCTGGGTGAAGCGTGGCATTTACACCTATAAGGGCATTAAAAAATGGATGATTTCCAGAATGAGCCGCAAGACATCGTAGAAGATGTTGTTACCGAGTCGGCACCGGTAGAAGCAGAACAGCCAGAGGGTGACGCCCCGGTTGAACAGGAAGCGAAGGTTACTTTTGACGAACCGCAGCAAGCTAAAGTCAACGAGTTAATCGGGCAGAAGGTTGGAGCACAACGCGCAGCAGAGCGCAGAGCTGAAGACCTACAACGCCAGTTAACAGAAATGCAAGGCAAGCTGCCAGAGGATAAGGCACCAGAACTTCCGCCACTCCCTAACCCCGATGAACATTTCGATGATCCGGCCAAATACAAGGCTCAAGTCGAGGCAAGGGAAGCGGCAATAATTAAACGTGCTGAGTTTAATGCAGGACAACAGGCGCATGAAGCGCAAATCCAGCAAGAGACTTACCGTAAGCAGGTTGAGAACCAAGAGGTACAAAAGCAGCGTGTAACTAAATACGAGGGTTCAGCGAAATCATTCGGTATTGAAGAAGCAGCAATGAATGACAGCGCTAATATCCTTGCGCGGGATGGAATATCGGAAGGTTTGTTTTATCATATACTTGATGACGCACACGGACCGCTGATTACAGCCCATTTAGCTAACGACCCTGTAGAACGTGATAAAGTTTTTAGAATGTCACTAGCACAGGCCGCTGTATATATTCACTCTGAAGTCAAACCTAAGCTTACAGGCACACGGAAAACAACCACGGCCCCAAAGCCTGTATCTATTGTTAGTGGTTCAGGCATACCGGATAAAGAACCGGACATTAACAAAAGGGCCGTCTATAAATAGGTGACTAGAAATGGCTGACAATTTAGACAGCAACATAACACGAAAACTTCTTCGTAAGTTTCTCCCTGCTTTTGATAGTGCTCGCGTGCTGTCAAAAGGCGTTAACACACAGTTGATTTCAGGACAGTTTAACCCGTCAACAGGTGACAAGGTTGATGTTAAGCGCCCGCACGATTACACATCATTTACTGATGCAACTGGTGATTTGACTTCCTCAACATCAAGCGCTCTGATTGCTGGTAAGGCAACTGCTACAGTCCAGGAATGGCGTACTGTATGGGTTGAGTATAACCGCCTACAAGAAGCTATTGAGCTTGACCAAAAAGGCAAGCCCGGCGAGCTTCAGTCTATCTTTGGTCCAATGGCTACCCGCCTTGCAACTGACCTAGAGCGTGACTATGCAGCGTTTATCAGTAAAAATGCTGGTTTGCTTTCTGGTACATACGGCACAGCAGTTAGCACATGGGATCATGTGGCCGATGCTGGCGCAGTAATGCAGGCTAACGGCGTACCAATGGATAAAGCATGGAAATACTATGTTAACCCATTCACCCAGCGCGCCCTAGCTAGCGACCAGCGTTCTTTGGGTTCAGGTAGTAACTCACTTGTTGATACAGCTCACGAAAAAGCATTGATCACTAGAAACTTTGCTGGAATGGACGTGTTCACAGCTAATACGCTACCTACATATTCCTCAGAGGTTGGCGCTGATCGTGCCGGTGCTATCGACACTAACCCGGTTGTTACTTATCTTGCAGCCAAGGACACTATGACGCAATCAGTTGCGATCACTGGTTTCCAGGCTAACCTTCAGATTCGTGCTGGTGAAGTTATCCGCATTTCTGGACGTTTCGCACTTGATAAGTCAACACGCGATCCGATCATTGATGAAACCGGCGCTAAGGTTCCATTTACTGCCGTTGTTACAGCGGATGCTCTACTAGACGGTTCCGGTGATGGTACTATCATTATCGCAGGTCCAGCCATCTTTGAAGCCGCTGGTGCCTATAACACTGTAGACAGCGCGATTGTTGCAACTGATGTCATCACCCTACTTGGTGCTGCATCAACAACCTTCCAGCCTAATCTATTCTGGCACCCTGACGCCTTCACATTGGGCTTTGTTGACATTCCTAAGCTACACGGCATGGACAACAGCGTAGTTAACGTTGACGGTATTTCAATGCGTATGGCTCTTGATGGTAACTTGATCCAGAACAAGCAAGTTCTTCGGGTTGATATTCTACCAGCTTACGGCGTTATGAATCCATTCATGGCCGGTAAGAGCTTCGGTTAAACTTCTCTCTCTCGGGGGGCTGCTTCGGCGGCTCCCTACCTTTTCACGGAGTGTTATTATGGGTATGTGGGTAAAACCAAGCGGTGTTGAGCTTGAAGTTAACGAAACAGAGGGATCAATTGCGGCGGCTGAAGGCTTCGGCTGGAAACGCAAGCGTGGACCTAAGAAGAAATCCAAAGAGAAAAAGGCCGAATAAATGGCAACCGCTGCACAAGTTCTAGAAGCATCATTAAAGCGCATACTTGTTCAAGGTGCAGACGCTGAATTGCAGGCTGACGAGTTCAGTGATGCAATCTTTTCTATGAACAACTACATGCTGGACCTAGACGCTCAAGGCGTGAAACTTGGCTATACGGTGGTCACAAGCCTCAGTGATGAAGTTACTATCCCCCTTGGCGCTCTACGGGGCGCTATTGCGAACATAGCTATAGAGATTTCCCCCGATTATGGAGGAGACATTAGCTCTGGATTAGTTAGGGCGGCAGAGTCCGGCCTGAAAACAATGCAACAGCTAGGAATTGTGTTAGGTGAAACCGCATTTCCTTCTACGCTACCGCGAGGTTCTGGCAATTACGACAACAGCACGAACAGCCGCAAATACTATGGGTGTACCGAAGAAGAGATCCTATCCGAGACAACGGGCGCAATTGGTGTAGAAACCGGTACACAGGACGAAATAGATGGTAGTTAGAAGCCAAGGCATAAGAAAATCAACATTCCCGGCTAATACGGAAATTCCTAGTGATGCAACGTTTGATTTCGTGTCTGCGGGGGTTAACTTTAAAATCCCTGCATCTGATATGATTGCAGCGTTCGGCACTGTGGGAACCATTGTTCAAGGGGGCGAGGCAACAGGCGCACAGGTTCTTGACGACCAAGGTGTAACTAAGGTCATTCGCTCCATTGTTGGGGGTGACGGGATTATTACTTCAATTAATGCGCAAGAAAGCGTTGAAGTTAAATCTGGTATGCAACAGGGCGCGACAGGCATCAAGCTTATAGACGACTTCACCATTGAAGACCCCACATTATCCACATTGATTGCTGGTGACGGCATGAACATCACTAAATCAAATGATCAAGTTACTCTTGCCGTAGCGGGATCACTTGGCGGCATTAATAGAATCTTGGTTCAAAGCGCTTCGGACCTATCAGGCGCGCTTGACAGCACCAAAGAATACTTTCTTGACGGCATTATTGACATGGGAGCCACACAGATTGAAATTCCTGTAGGGGGCCTGAATTTATCTGGCTATAACTTCGATGTTTCAAAGCTAATATCGAGCGCAGGCGCTTACACGATGTTTACATCTCCCGTAGGTGGCAGCGGCAACCTTTTGGGTAAAGATTACGCCATCGAAGTTACGGGCGCGGGATCACAGGTTTATGACATTGTAAGCGATACCGGCAACGAAGCATTTGAGTTTGCGCGCATTAACTACAACAATTGTACTTCCCTTGGAACTATCGACAATTACCGCCAGGGGTTAGAGTCTGGAACTGGACGCTTTGGTGGCTCTCCTAACCTTATTCTAAAAGGCGCATGGGCGGGCGGTTACTTCATTGATGTGTCTATCGTTAGAGGCCTAGATTCGGGGTTCACGGGGTCATTGTTTGAGGCTGGCGCGAGCTTTCTTATGCAGTCACGCTTTAGAAGCAATCAGAACATTGACCTTCCGGCAAGCGCCTCTTTCTTTGATTTTGCAGCCGCTAACTTTGCCAATCCATCAACATTGCAGATAACGGGCGCTATTATTACCCGTAACGGCACTTCTGATGCGTCTGATTCTAATATCACGCCAAATATAACAGAGGTGGAATTGGCAAGCGCATGGTCGGGAAACCAAGGAATGCCGAATACACACGTTGGAGGAACGCTTAACGTTGATAGTACTGCAACAACTACAATTTCATCACCATCAACATTTGTTGACCTCGCGGGAACATGGGGGCCAACGGATTTACAGCACTTTGATGAACCAAGTAACGGACAGCTACGGCACATTGGCAACGACCCTAGAGAGTTCACAGTTATATCATCCCTTGTTATTGCAGGCCCTGCAAATAATGACGTGGCGGTCAAGGTTGTAAAGTTCGATAGTTCCGCAACAAGCTTTATTGATGTTTACACGCAGACAAGAGATATCAATAATCTTGTAGGTGGCACAGACCGCGGCGATTTTGATATAAATATAAACGTTACGCTAGATCAAAATGATTACGTCAAGCTACAAGTAGCGAATAACACCGGAACGGGCGACCTAACCGCGCAAACGGATAGTTATTTTAGGATAATGGATCGCTAATGGTAAAAACCCAACTCCCATTAACAGGCGGTTTCTATGTAAGCCGAAGCCTTCCTATATCAGCGCAGGAATGCACAAACCTTTATGTGCATATTAACCAAGGCGGCGGTTTAGCTGATGAGAGTTTATGGGGCACGCCAGGATCCAACCAATTAGCAACAACAGGCACCAACCAGCAAGTTAATCGTGGGTCGCACAATAAAGGCGGCATCCCGTACTTTGTAAACGGTGACATGCTTTACAGGCTCAATAGGACAGTTGACGCGCAAAGCGTTGAAAGCTTCACCACTACGTCGCTAGGCACTATTGAAGGCGACGGGCGCGTTAGTATGGCTGATAATGGGAACCAGCTTTGTATATTGGTGCCGGGCGGCAAGGGTTATATTTTTGATGAGAACGCAGGAACGCCTTTTCAGGAAATAACCGATTCAGACTTTACGGCCAACGGAAACCCACAGCATGTAGTTTTCATTGATGGGTTCTTTTTGTTCACAACTGACAGTAAGAAATTCATTGTCTCAAACCTGAACAATGGGCTTGTATACACCGCAACAGACTTTGGCACAGCAGAGGCCGACCCTGACGATATTGTTGCGCCTGTAGTTAGTAACAATCAGCTATATATCACCGGCACAGAAACAATTGAGGTGTTCCGTAATGCGGGCGGTTCTGGATTTCCTTTCGTTCGAGTAGAGGGCGGGGCGCTTAACGTTGGTGTGTTTGCCGCATTTTCCCTTGCGAATGTCTCGGATAGTTTCTTTTTCATCGGGGGATCCGAGAATGAAAAGCCATCAATATATCAATCATCTGGCGGCAATGTTCAGCTTGTATCGACTGATGGCATCAACGTTATTTTAGAATTATTGACAGAGGTACAGTTAAGCGGAGTTTCAGCCCTTCATTATTCAGAAGCCGGATCAAGGTTCGTTGGCTGGATACTGCCGACAACAACTATCTTCTACGATATGACTAGCGGGCGCTGGCACGAAAGAAAGAGCCTCTTTATTGATGAGGGTGTTTCAAGTCTCACACGTTGGCGTGCAAACAGCATGGTTAAGGCTTATTCCCGCATTCTGATAGGTGACGCGGTTGATGGGCGTGTAGGAGAGATTGATCTAGATATATTCGGAGAATACGGGGCAGACATCATAAGCACTATCGCAACGGTTCCCTTTTCAAACAATGGCGACAGAATACTTGTTCCAGAAATTGAACTGACCATAGAAAGCGGCGTAGGCAATAGCGACGTTACAGATCCTAAGATATGGATGGATAGAAGCCTAGACGGCAAGACATACACAGACCCCCGCATTCGCTCAATGGGCAAGATCGGAGAGTTTAATCACCGTTCTATATGGCGCAGGAACGGTAGAGCTGAAAGGTTCGAGGTGTTCCGGTTCGGCTGTAGCGATCAGGTCAAGAAAGTATTCATCAAGCTAGAGGCGGATATTAAATGACCATCGCACAGCCTGATAGAAAAATAGTCGATGACAATGGACAATCAGTTATTCGGTTCACTACTTGGTTAGATCAGGTCACGCGCCTGCAAATAGCTGAAGGTTCCGGATCGCCTGAAGGGGTTCTAGTTGCAGAGCAAACAAAGCTATATATGGACACCTCAGGAACAGCAGGGAATATTCTGTATATCAAAAAGCTATCTGAAATCTCAGGTGATAAAACACAAGGCTGGATTTTAGTATGAAGATTGTTCCTCTATACGATCACGGTATAATTCGCAGCGTTATGATGCACGAAGACATTCTCCCCACAATCATTGACGACACTTGGGGCGGCCAGGCTTACACGCCTAACACAGCAGACGAGAT